TTAAAAGGACGCCTTGGGCATAGGCATATAACTCCCCACTACCAACGCTAAAATCGTTACATTCGGGCTTTCCGCCGCACTATGGCACACAGTCGTTTCAGGCCCCGGTAGAATCAAAGGAGCCTGAAACTCCGGCTCCGTACTTTGCGGCCATAATACCATCTGCCCACTCGCTTTAATCTGCACCGCCTTAATCGTTGCTTCAAAACTATCCGAAACATCCGAGCGCTGCATCGCCACCACATAATCCCCATTCCGCGGCCTACGCCCCAATTCGGAGAAATTAATGACAATCACCACCGAACCTTCTTGAAACACCCGATTCATGGACTGCCCCTTCACCATCAGCCCATAACGCTTTAGCCCTGGATATGCCGAATCCTGCGGGATCGTAATGGCATAACGGTCCAGCACAGGCCATTCCTGCGCCTCTTTCCACACTCCAGCCTGCACCTCTCCACAAACTTGAATCTGCGCTACTGGCAAAGAAGGCGCAGACGCCCCATCAGAGGCCTGCGCTGCGTCTTCTTCCCCCTTATGGCTAATTTCCGCTACCAAACGACTCACCGGCACACCAAGCACTTGCGCCAAAGCCGCCAATTTATCCGTCCGCGGTAGATGTTTTCTCCGGCGCATATCCCGCAAAAAATCCACCCCAACAGCAGGATTAATCTCACGCGCCTTCAAACAAGCCCGTCTATCTGAAAGACCCTGCTCATCCAAAAGCGTATCAAGAAGATTCAATAACGATTCAATAGACATGCGGGAATTATCCCTAATTCCAAAAAAAATGTCTATACGGGATTTTCCCCTAATTTAACTTGACATTCGAGGATATTTCCCCGCATTTTAAAACTGTTCCTCGGCTAGATGTCGCTTACACATCTTTTATAAGGAAAAATACCCACACCATCCTCTCAAAAACCCACGCCTCTACCCCATCATGATTCATTTTTGAGGAGTCGTCCTTTGTCACGCACCACCCATCTTATCACCACCCCCACACGGGAACGCACACGCAAGGTCGATTATGAGACCCTTGGCCGCCGCCGCCGCCGCGCCAATACCCTAGGCGCGCTTTCTTCACGCCTCAAAGCTGAAGTAATTTCGGAGGCAGAACAATGGGTTAAAGATTGGATGTTGGCCGAGCATGGCTATCTCGACATCATGAAAGATGGCGGAGCCCCTGCCCTCGCAGGAAATGTCCTCACCTTTAACGCCCTACAAGGCAAAGCGTGGGGCCGCCTTAAAGCATTCCGCCGCCATGCAGGGCGCGAGCGGCATCAACTCCTCGTCAATTTACTTGGGTTGGGATGGTCCTTTACCTCACTCGGCTCCAAACTCTACCCTAATCTCCACCCCGATCGCGCCCGCAAAAAAGCCGCCGATGACTGCGCCACCACGCTAGAGATGCTCGCTGATTTTTGGCTAGAACAACGGCGCGCCAAAGCCCGCCAAGCCGTCCATATCGCCCGACAACACCGCCAAGGGTTAGATATTCCCACCCTCTCCAAAACCTATAATATCGCCCCTAAAGGCATGCAAAAAATCATCCAACATGGCGAACATATCCTCAACAAACCGCAGAAAATCACCGCTGTTGAACTACGCTCCTAAATAAAATCACCACCACCTCATTTTCTCATTGACAGCCCGCCCGCTTTCCCCTATAAAAACCTCATCATCGCGAGCCGTGTGCCAATAAGGCATACGGCTTTTTTATTGCCGCAACCCGGCACCTAGAATCTGGTCGATAGAGCCCCTTTCATACGGCTCATCCCACATATTCCTTCTCTAAAAAACGGATGTCTCTTATGGCACAGGCCCTCTCTACCGCCGAGCAGCCGCTCGGACGCGGTCGCATTGTCACAACCAAACGCGGCCGCTGCGTCGTTTTAGCCGAGGACGGCCCCCGCCTCGTTCTCTGCCCCCTCTATGAAGCACCAGACCTCCATCATAGAGCTGACATTCCCCTTAGCTGGCGCGATGAACTTATTTTGGGCCTGAAACAAAATGCTGTCATTAGAGCCATCCCCTTCCTCAAACAACGCAATGCCGTCATAGCAGAGGACGCCTATATCTCCGCTCTAACACTCACTCAGCTCCGCCTCCGCACCCATAGGGAACTACAAATCAGCACGCTAGAGAGCAAACGCCTCCCCCTTTTCTCTGGTCGGCCCATTCGCCACTCTGCACATCTCAAACACCTTACATGAAGACACAGCGCAAAAAGCCCGTCACGTTCTCACAATCTCTCTTTGATGAAATGATGGAGGACCTCATGCTCGGCCACCCCTTGCATGACATCTGCTCTGGCACACATCGCCCCACCCTCCGTAGCTTCTATCGCTGGCTATACAAAAAACCAGCCCTCCTTCCCCGCTACCGCCATGCAAGAGACCTCTCAGCTGATAGCTTAGAGGCCAAAATCCTCTCTCATCTTGCAACCCTGCCCGATAAAGCCGACACCGCCACCGTCAACCTCTTTAAACTCCGGTTCGACACACTTCGCTGGCTTATGGCCCGGCGCGCGCCCAAACGCTATGGTGAACGACAAACAGTCGAACATACTGGCCAAGAGGGCGGCCCCCTTCACACTATCCAACGCGTCATTATCGACCCCAACACCCCTCCTCCAGATAATAAAACTGATACCTTAATGAAGGGGTAAACCCTCATGCCGCCTCAGACCCACCTCACCATCACCACCCCACGTGCCTTTGCTCCCTTGCTCAAACCATCACGCTATAAGGGCATCTGGGGCGGCCGCGGCTCCGGCAAATCCCACTTCTTCGCCGGCTTATTAATCGAACAAGCCACACTCCACCCCGGCCTCCGCGCTGTCTGCATCCGCGAAATCCAAAAATCCCTCGCAACATCTGTTCATCAGTTACTTTGCGACACAATCAACCGGCTAGGATTACACCACCACTTCACCATTAAAGAGAGAGAAATCATCACCCCCGGCGGAGGCGTCATCTTGTTCCAAGGCATGCAAACCCATAACGCCGAAACCATTAAATCACTCGAAGGCATGAACATCGCATGGGTGGAAGAAGCCCAATCCCTCTCCGCCCACTCCCTCAAACTCCTCCGCCCCACCATCCGCAAGCCCGGTTCAGAAATCTGGTTCAGCTGGAACCCCAACCACCCTTCCGACCCTGTCGATGCCTTCATGCGTAACCCCTCTCATGAGGATGACCCCTCCATCATCACCATCCACGCACGCTGGTCCGACAACCCTTGGTTCCCAAATGTTTTGAATGAGGAACGAAAACGCGACCAAACATTACGCCCACAAGATTACGACCATATTTGGGAAGGAGATTACCAACAGCATCATGATGCCCTCATCTTCCCCGACCGCGTCAGCATAAAATCATTCACCACTCCCGAATCTTGCCGCTTCTATTTCGGTGTAGATTGGGGCTTCTCACGGGACCCCACCGCTCTCGTCCGCTGCTTCATCCATGACGATATCCTCCATATCGACTATGAGGCTGGCGGCACAAACATCCCCCTAGACCAACTCCCCTCCCTCTTCGAGACACTCCCCGCCATCCGTCATTGGCCTATCCGCGCCGATAATGCCCGCCCCGAAACCATCAATTACCTCAAAAACCGCCATCACTTCCGTATCACATCCGCCAAAAAATGGCCCGGCAGCGTGCAAGACGGCATAGAGCGTCTCAAATCATTCCGCGCCATCCATATCCATCCACGCTGCGTAGAAACCGCACGGGAGTTCCGCCTCTATCGCTATAAAACTGACCCTCTCACCGGCGACATCCTCCCCCATATTGAAGACGCCAATAACCATTATATCGATGCGCTTCGCTACGCGTTGGACGGCCTCATTACCAACCACACCCCCCTGCCGGACTTCTCACGTTTTGCCTAGCCACACTAATCCTCACTGCCCAGCCATTATCCCCCATAAAATAAAACCACCCACAGCCCCACCCAACACCACACCAGCACAAACAGCCAACCATAACATCCGTGCTGCAATGCGTTGCGGCGGCGCTTTCCAATCTAACCATCCCATAAACCAATGTCCTCCCCGTTAAAGATAGGTCTTTCTCATGTCCGGCTTCTCCCTAACACGCCTCTTTACCAAGAAGCAGCCCACCCCCTCTCATAACAGGCAAGACCCCCCTCCACCACGCCACCCTACTACCCCTCATAAAACGCCTGTCTCATGGCTCAAACGCCTAAGACGCACCGAGCCACCCACCCTCTCCCCCAACACAACCTCACACTTCATGCCCTACCAACCACCACCGGGTATCGTGCCAGAAGGTTATAACCGCCCCACCCCTCTTGGCTCCGATGCCGCGCCTAGCACCACAGCAGACATCACCAGTTGGGCTATGGGCCAAACCACCTCCCAACCCTCTTGGATGGCCGATGGTTTGGGCTTTCTTGGCTACCCAACCCTCGCTCAAATGGCCCAACGCGCCGAATTCCGCAAACCTTGCGATGTCATCGCCCGTGAAGCTACGCGAGAATGGATTAGCCTTAGCACACATAATCCTGCCGATTGTCCCCCTCCCGGAATCCCTCAAGACCCTACAACCCGCCTCCACGCGCTTGAAGTCGAAATGAAACGACTCAATATTCGCGAACTCCTCCACCAACAAATCCTTGATAGCCTACTCTACGGCATCGGCCATATTTGGCTAAATATGGCTGACACACCCCGCACAACATACGGCCAAACCCTCCCCCTCCCCCTCACCTCCAACGGCGTCCGCAAAGGCACACTTGCCGGGCTAAAAACAATCGAGCCCATTTGGACAACCCCCAACGCCTATAATGCAGACTCCCCCCTACAAGATGATTATTACCGCCCCCGTAATTGGTGGGTGCAAGGCTGCCTCGTCCATCGCGACCGTCTCATCAGCATGATCCCCTACGGCGTGTCAGACCTTTTTAAACCTTCCTTCAATTTTGGCGGTATGAGCCTCACCCAACAGCTACGTCCGTATGTTCATAATTTCTTACGAACACGGAACAGCATCAGCAACATCACCGCCAACTTCTCCAAACTGGTTTTAAAAACCGACATGGGCGGCCTCATGGCCACCGGCACCAGCGATGAAGCAGACCCCACAACCTCCATCACAGGCCGCGCCTCCTTTATGCAGAAAATATCGGAAGGCCAAGACATCATCGTAGCCGACCACCAAAATGAGGACATCTCCATCATCGCCACGCCCCTCACCGGGCTGGCAGACCTCCAAGCACAAGCTATGGAGGCCATGGCCTCCATCCCCGGCATCCCCTTAGTCAAACTCTTTGGCATTACACCCAACGGGTTAAACGCCTCCTCAGCAGGAGAAATCCGCGTCTTTTATGATGAAATCGCCGCCTTTCAAGAAGCTCATATGCGCCCCGTTCTCACGCGGCTACTCACCCTCCTTCAACTCAATCTCTGGGGGGCGACCGACCCCGCTTTAGAAATCACCTTCAACCCCCTTTGGCAGCACCTCTCCGCCACGCCAGAGCCAACTTCTTCCAAAGAGAGCCCATGACCATCCTCGCTTATGACCGCAGCGGCTCTGTCCGCAGCTTTGATGATAATGGCCGCCTACGTGTAGAGCGCACCCCCATCAGCAAAGCTAATATCTGCACTTATCAAGGCCGAGAAATCCCCCATTACGACACACTCGGCCTGCATCCAGACCAGCCATACCGCCTCCTGCGTGACCCTCACGAACTCGCAAAAGCAGCAGACAGCTTTAACTCTCTCCCTATTCTAGAGGAGCATATCCCCACCAGTGCCCAGGCCCACCCACGAGAACTCACCGTTGGGGCCACCATGGATAATGCCCTCTTTGAAGCCCCTTATCTGACCGTCGGCATGGTCATTTTCGATGGCCCCGCCATCGCCCGCATCCAATCCGGTGAGCAGAAAGAACTTTCCTGCGGCTACGCTTATGAGGCCGATATGACACCCGGCACATATGGGGGCCAACCTTATGATGGCCGCATGATTAACATTCGAGGCAATCATATTGCTCTCGTAACAAAAGGTCGAGCCGGACCAGATGTCCTCGTCCACGATTCATCTCCCTCTCCGGCTTCCCCCTCACATAATAGGACACACACCACCATGACAAAAACCGATGCACATTCCCCCGCTATAGAGAGCGACATTCCTAACACACCGCCACATAATGAGGCAGAAACCATCAAAACACATCAACCAACAGACCTACCGGCTGAAAATCCGGCTGAAGATAAAGAAGCCGCCCTCAACGCCGCTATTCAAAAGGCCATCGCCGCCGACCGCGCCTTACGCCTCGCCACAGAAGAAGCCTGCCGCCTCGTTCGTCCCCTCGTTGGCGATGTTCACGGTATGGATAGCGCAGAGGATGTTTATCGCTACGCTCTTCAACACTCTGGTATGGCCGCCGATAGCCTCACAGAGGTTAATCAAGCGGGCTTGCGCGCACTTGTCCATGCACGCCTCGCCACTATGGCTCCACCGGCTTATAACGCGGCTCACGCTCCCCTCGCAGCCGATAAAGCTTCCGCCTCCTATAGCGCACCACGCCGTTATTAATCACCTCTCCATCCTATAAGCAGGAATCTTTTCCATGTCCGATTTCCAACAGACAGTCTCATACACATGGCCGCAAGGCTTCCCCGGTGCCCCCGCTAGTGCCAACCCCATCCGCACCTCCATCGCGCCAGAAGGCGGATTCGTCGCGGGTAATAATGGCCTCACCATCGCTCATTTCGCATGGCGCAATGATGACGGCATTACCCTGAGCAACAGCGGCACGACCGCACCGGCAGGCTTCCTTTATCGCAGCCAGCAAGGCGTGATGACACAATATCTCCAATCCGCCACAATGACACTCCCCGCAGGCTTTGCCGCAAGCCTTGCAGAAGGTGGTGACTTCTGGGCACTCGCCACAACAGCTTCCAATGCTGGCCAAGCCGTTTACGCCAATACAACCGATGGCAGCTTACAAACCGCTTCTCCATCCAACACACCACAGGGCACCGTTCCAACAGGCTGGGTCGTCTCTCGCGGTGGTGCAGCGGGGGAACTCATCATCATCTCCGGCCCAATGCACCCTGTAGCGGCCTAATTGCGCTGTCATATCTCTATACCCCAAAAACTCATTAAGGCATTCGCATGACCTACTCCATCTCCCCTGCCATGCTTCAACGCGATTTCGGCGTCCATGGCATCCTTGACCATAACTTAGCCTTCGACAACGCTACGGCCCCTAACTCAGGGATTCCGAGCATTTTCTCCACCTATACAGACCCCCGCACGATCAAAGCGATCATCACCCCTATCCGCGCCGAAGCCATCTATGGTCAGGGACAAAAGGGCGACTGGCTGACAGACACCGCCCAATTCCCTTTCGTAGAACTCTCCGGCCAGACAGCCTCCTACGGCGATTATGATAGCTCCGGCGATAGTGACGCCAACGCTAACTGGGTCCAACGTCAATCCTTCCACTTTCAGACATGGACAAAATGGGGTGAGCGTGAAGCAGAACGCATGGGGGCTGCCCGACTAGACTGGGTCTCCCGTAAGAATGAGGCCTCCATCTCTGTCCTTAATAAAACAAGCAACCGCATCAGCCTATTCGGTATGGAAGGCCTACAGCTGCGCGGTGCCCTCAATGACACCGCCCTACCACCGGCCATCCAACCTAGCCCCAAAATCGGCCCTTCCGGCACTGCCACAGGCAGCAATGACTGGCTGAGCATGACCGACCCGGTGCAGGTCTATAACGACATCCTCAAAGCCTTCCAGCAGCTCTCCGAGCAGATGGGCGGCAATGTCACGTTAGAAAGCCCATTGACACTCGTCATCCCGACAGAGCGTCAGCAATGCTTGCTTTATAGCAACCAATACCGCACATCCCTCCGCGATTTACTGCGCGAAAACCTACCGAACTTGAAGATCGAAACCCTGCCAGAAGCCGGAAGCACACTTTCGGGCGGCCAGACAAAGGTAACGCAGCTGCAACTCTTCCTACGCGAAGTTGATGGGCAAGAGAGCGTCACTACCGCCTTCACCGAGAAACTCCGCGCTCACACGGTAGAACGCTACAGCTCCTACATCCGCCAAAAGAAATCGCAAGGCAGCTGGGGGACCATCTGGTTCTACCCCGTCGCCTGCGTCACCATGACAGGAATCTAACCTATGGCCGATCATGTCACCGTTCTCTGCCGCCTCCCATCCGGCATCCGGCTCGAGCTGCACGACCTGCCTAGCCTGAGCGAACGCGCTCAGGCTAATGCCCCTATTATGGCCCCTCCACAGGCCCGTGCATCCATCACACTCAACGGCATCCGACAAGACCCACACTACCACCCGTTGGAAAACCGGCTCCTTGGCCGCGCTGGTCGCACCAATGTCCCCACAGATTTTTGGAAGGCATGGCTAGAGCAAAACAAAACTTCCAGCCTCGTCACCCAGAAACTCGTTTTTGCCGAAACCACAATCGCCCGCGCTGATAACGCCATGAACGAACTCGCCAAAGAACGTACCGGCCTTGAAGGAGCCGAACATACATCCTTGGTTGGGGACGTCACCCCACTGCACTCTGCTGCATAAACCTCCCTATACCCTGCCTTCCCGTCTTTATGAGGGGAAGGCAGCCTCTCGGCTCATTTCCTTGTAAGGACACCCGCATGACCCCAGAACCACCGATGACATCCCCTGGCATTGTTCCCTTTTCCTATACGGATTGGTTAGCGGCGTACCCTTCCTTTTCCGAAACCATCACCGCCCCACAAGCCGAGAGCTTCTTTCACCTTGCCGAGCTTATCCTCAATAACACGGCCCGCTCCCCTATTCAGAGCCTCACACAACGGCGAACACTCCTCTGGCTGCTCGTAGCTCATCAGGCACAGCTTTTTGCCAATAACAAAGCGTATGATGCTAACGCATCCTCTTCTACCACCCCACCTGTTGGGCGCATCGCCTCCGCCACACGCGGATCCGTATCCATCAGCTTTGATGGCAGTGCCCTCCCCAAACAAGCAGGATGGTTCAACCAAACACAATATGGTCTTATGTTCTGGCAGGCTACCGCACCATTGCGGCAAATGCGCTTCCTACCGGGGCGAACCCATCCCCCTCGCCTGTGGCCTTAACCCCAAAGCAGCCACCAAACCGCATAAATCAAAATAAAGGGCACTAACAACCGCACAATCATGCGTACCGTAAGGCCCTCTCCCTCCCCGCCAGAACGTACCATTAAAAAGATGGTCCGTGTCAAAGAGAGCAAACACAAAATCACCACCACCGCAAACAACACAACCTTGCCTGTCACAGCACCATACATAGACACCTACCTCCTTACATCTACCAAGCCACGATATACCCAATAGCCCAGTCGCTATACAGCCTTAAAGTGGCGGAGTGCTCCCCTTTCGTCAATCAAAACAGCCCGTCCCCCTCATATAATATACAGGACCTCCACATTATGCCGTCTGCCCTTAAAGGGGGCCAAAAAGCCCATTCTTTGCTCCTAAAACTCACCCAATCCGCCACAAAAACAAACGTTTCGGTCGGCTATTTCCCACAAGACCACTATCCAGACGGCACCCCCTTAGCCCAAATCGCAAGCGTGCAAGAATATGGCACCACCACCATTCCCGCTCGTCCCTTCCTCCGCTCTACAATTGCCAACCGCCAAACCGCCTGGGCACAACAAGCCCGCCAGCTACTCCAAAATCCCGACACATCCCCCCAAAAGGCCCTCACAACCCTTGGCCAAACCATCGTCACGGATATTCAAACCACAATAGACCACATCACAACCCCACCACTCAAACCCACTACAATCTCACACAAAACACAACATCATAGCCCCCAACCACAAAAACCACTCATCGATACGGGCCTCCTTCGCAGCAGCCTCCGCTCGCAACTCACTCAAGAGTAACCCTCAACAGGCCTCTCCTATGAATCTCTTCTCCCTCACCGCGGGCGTAACCGCAGCCCTCAACCCCCTCCAACCCGCCAAACTCCGCCGCATGACCGGGACAAAATACGCTGCCGATTACAGCACCACTCCTCTTTATGAGGATATCCCCGTCATGATCGACATCCAACCAGCCCCTAGCAATGTCCTACAGCTCATTGGCAATATCACCCAACAAAGCGAAAACCGCACAGTTTATCTACGCGGTAACGCTCATACCCTCAGCCGCCCGCTCCAAAGCGGGGGAGACAGCCTCATTTTTGAAGGCTCCGAATGGCTCATCACAAAAATACTCGAACAATGGGGACCCAATGAATGGTGCCGCCTGATAGTCACACGCCAGACCCCACAGAGGTCACAACCCAACTAATCCCAACAGAAAGCACCATCATGCACATGGTGGGAGATTGGCTTACAGAAGTCGCCCTCCCAGCAGATTGGGCTCTCATTCAAGGGCAGCAAAACCGCCTTCCCCCTCCAGCGCAACGTTTTATGGTCATGCAGACCATCACACGCCGCCCTCTCGCAACCAATCGGCATGTTTATGGTCATACCACAACCACCATCACCCAACCGGTAGAACTCGCCATTCAGCTTACTGCCTATGGTGATGATGCCATCACAACCCTTGGGACCATCAGCACCCTCTGGCGCGATCCTGCCGCGGTCAGTTGGTTCCAACAAAAACGAGACGACATGGCCCCCCTCAACACAGGGTCCATTATGCAGCACAGCTTTATCACCGCAGAGCAACAATACGAGGATTCAGCCACATTAACGCTCCTCCTTATCATACAAACCCGCCTCTGCCGCTCCGCTGAAACTGCCTTGGCACTCTCCATGTCCTCCATACGGGAGGTCGATCTGCCATCTCAGCCTCTCTCCCCCATTTCCTAACGCTTCCTCTTTCCCCCTTAACATTAAGGACCCCATCTCATGGCATCCCTTACAAGCACCATCCCCCTTTCCCAAATTGTCACCATCAACCCCGGCACGATTGGAGCCGCTAGCGGCGTCCCCTTCATCAACGGGTTATTCATCACCACACCGGGCGACACATCCACCCTCACCGCTGGGCAGCTCAAAACCTACACCTCTTTGGAAGACGTCACAAAAGACTTCCCCGCCACAAGCCTTGAAGCCCGCATGGCGTCCGTCTATTTCAGCGGCTTTGAGGACGCCACCCAAAGCCCCTCTACCTTGCTCATCTACATGGCTGATGCCGCCCACCAAGCCAGCCCAGCCGACTTGATGGACCTCATCACCAGCCAAACGCAGAACTTCGCTGGCTTTACCACCACATGGGAACCCACATTAACCCAGAAGCAGGCCTTCGCGAACTGGACCGCAAGCCAAGCTGACCGCTACTGGTACGTCCCTTTTGATACAGATGCACAAGCCCTCAACAGCCAGAATAGCACCAGCTTCGGCACATGGTTACAAAACCAGAATATTGACGGCACAACCCTGCTCTACCAAGACCCCTTAGCATGTGCTTTCTGCCTAGGTTGGATGGCATCTTTGGATTTCAGCGCAACATCTGGGCGCACCAATCTATGCTTCCGCCGCAGTGGGTTGCTTACTCCTACCGTAACAGATGCCGTAACCGCTTCCACATTGCGCGCTAATGGCTATAACTTCTACGGGGCTTACGCTAACGGCCTAGGACGCTTCCAATGGCTAGAGGATGGCCATGTCTCTGGCGCGTTCCTCTGGGCTGATAGCTACATCAACCAGATTTGGCTTAACGCCTCCTTCCAATCCGACCTTGTAAATCTCCTGCTTAATGTGGGCCAAATCCCCTATAACGTCACAGGGGACGGGCTCATCTCCGCGAGCGTGCAGGATACCATCAACCAAGCCCTGCGCTTTGGGGCCATCCGCCCCGGCATCCAGCTTACATCCCTGCAAAAACAGCAAATCGACCTCGCAGCAGGCACAACCATCAGCGACACAGTGCAGACACGCGGCTGGTACTTCCAACCTAACGCCTCTACCTCCCCGGCAGATATTCGCGTGGCTCGCAAAAGCCCGCCCTGCCGCTTCTGGTACACGGATGGCCAGTCCGTCCAATCCATCAACCTTGCGTCTATTGAGGTCCAATAATCATGTCAGGCAACGCACTCATCACAGCAGCAGATGCCGTATTCACCCTTACGGTCAAAACTCTGTTCAACACCCCCATCACATTGGAGAACTGGGCCACTGAAAATTCATGGAGCAGTGGGCAAAAAATAAAACTCGCCGCCACAACACTCTCCCTCGATGGCAAAATGAACAAAGGCTACATCCCTTCCCTTTATCCCATGGTGCTCACCTTCTCAGCAGGCTCCAACTCCTTGCTGGTTTTTGATGCCATCGCCACGGCCTCACGTCAGGCCCGCACGGTATATGAACTCAATGGCGAGCTCCTCCTACACGGGTTAGGGCGGCGTTACACCTTCACCAATGGCTGCCTGACGGATTACGACCCCGTCCCCGCCGGCAAAACAACCTTAGGCGACCGCAGCGTGACCATCACATGGGAGAATGTCCTCCCCGCTGGCTTATAAGGACCCCCTTCGTGAAATCCATTGAATGGACCCCAAAAGACGGGTCAGATGCAGGCAAATGCTTTGTCATCTCCCGCATGTCCGCCTTTACGGCGGACCATTGGGCACGGCATGTTGTTCGTGCCCTCGCCCGCGCGGGCGCAAACACCCCGCGCGAGGCCCTACAAAGCGGCATTGTCGGTCTTTCCGGCCAAAGTATGGCTCTATTCGGCCATATGAGTGACGAAGACTGCGACAAAGCCTTCTCCGGCCTGCTTGATTGCGTCAAAATCCGCCGCGACCCGCATAATCAGGCCATCGACCCCGCCCCCCTCATCGAGGCCGACATCTCAGACCCCAACACATTACCCGCTCTCCGAGCGGAGGCCTTTCGGCTTAATGTGGATTTTTTCAAGGCCGCGATTTACCAGATCTACCCTCTCATCGCCATATTGAGGGAGACACAGCCGGAGGACGCAGCCCCACCCGCTGCGTAAACCTCTCAACCCCAATGGCCTTTGTCATCGGGGCAGGCTTAGCCACATTACACGAGCTGAAAACACTTTATGACAGCGAGGATATGTGGCTCCTCTGGGAAGTCGCGGCAGTGGAGCGCGTAAATGGCAATTCTTGATACCCTCATCATCCAACTCGGGCTAGATGGCTCCGGCCTCGCCCAAGGGGCCGCACAAGCCCACCAAAACCTCACGACACTAGAGCAACACGCAAACAACACCGCTCAAACCCTTGCCCAAACAGGCCAACAAGGGGCCGATGCCTTCCGCACCTTCCGGCAAGAAGCCATGGGAGCCCTCGCCCTCTTTACCGGGGGCCGCTCCCTCGCCACATTTGGCCAAGACATCACCCACGCCACTCAGACTCTCAGCACCCTTGGCCAACAGCTAACAGCCACCCCGCCACAGCTCAACACCCTCCAACAAGCTCTAGCCCCCCTCTCTCAACACCCCACCTCCTTGCTGGAAGACACACCCCTCATACCACACACCCCGCAAGACCACACCCACACCGCCACCTCCCAGACCCCAACATCCCCAATCTCCAATCCCCTCACACACACCTCGCCATCCCCTAACCGCGCTGTGCAGGAATGGGCAAACCTCCTCTCACGCGCCAATCAGCTCACACGCCAAGCCCTCCAAGAGGTCGAGCCTACCCTCCATAATGCCGAGCAAGCCCTCGCCCGGCTCCACCAGCGCAAACAACACCCCAACGCTGATGCCCCAGCCAACAACCCTCTGGCTATGGTGCAAGACCTCTCCGCTTTGCTGACCACCCGCACCATCCTAGCCACACACACACCACCACACTCACCCCCCTCCCGCACGGCAGAACCCCCATTTTACACACCGCCAGCGGCCAAACCACACACACCCAATGCCCCACAACCCAGCCTTACAAAACGCACCGCCGCCGCCTCACAAGCAGCAAACACCCCCCTTACACCAGCCTCACCACCCCACCACCCTACACCATCATTTAACCCACCCCCACCAGCCTCACCCCACCTATCAGAACGAGACGAAACCTCAACACACTGGGCACGCCTCACCCATGCGTTAACCCAAGCAAATGCTGCACTCGCCCAACACCACCTTCCCCAACAGCACAGCAACACAACCCCGCCACAATTGAGCAACACACACGCCATCACCCAAATTGTGCAAGCGATGGACACCGCCCAACCACGGCACACCACCACCCACAACAACACAACCCACAGCCCCACTATTAACATCACCGTGAAGGCAAACTCACAACACCCAGCGGAAATCGCCCGCGCGGTAGAAGCGAGCATTGCCAAAACCATCACCCGCTACACACTCGCCCATATCAGCTAGACCACAGCGAGCCAGAAAAGAGAGGAACCCCCATGTCCGCCCTTACATCCCTCCGGGCCACGGCCTCCAGCTTTGGGGGTGACGCGTTGGAGAACTGGGCCATCCAACGCGCCGCCCGCCAATGGGGCATTTTCACCGACGCCCGAACTCCTCCAACAGGTGGCTGGCAAACCACCGCCACCAAACTGCTAGGCAATGACGTCACCACCCTTTTCGGGAAAGGCCCCAAACGCGTCCTCTCCGCCGCTCATGTCTCATCCCTGAAGATAGAAGAACAATCCTCTATCTGCACCGCCCCGCAAGAAAACACCTCTTTCACCAGCTATAATAAAGTTGCCGCCCCCTACACCGCCACCATCCGCATGATCTGCGATGGGTCAGAAACCGGCAATCTAGCAGAAAACCTCCTTCCCGGTTTTTTACGAGGGGCCCTCGGCGTTGGGCCAGATGCAGTAAAAAGTAGTTTCGTGAATACATTAGCAACTTTAGTAAAAGACACGAACCTTTATACGGTAATAACACCAGAATATAACTATAAAAATGCTAATATTACCGGCTATAGCTTCACCCGTGCCTCAGACGGCACGGCGGACTACATCGTAGCCGATATCACCCTGCACGAAGTCCGACAAAGCAATAGCTTCCCCTCCTCAGCAACACGACACCCCCAAGGAGCACCTACACAAAATACAGGCACTACCACCCTCAATTCCGGGGAGGGCTAACCCATGCTCTACACCATCCCCCTCTCCCCCATTCCCGCCCAAAGCCTCACCTGCCCCATCGCCGGGTTACAATGCCAATTCTGGCTCCGCCAACTCGCCTCCGGCTTGTATATAGATATCACCGCAAACAACACCCCCCTCCTCCTTGGCACCCTCTGCCAAAATGGGACAGACCTCCTCCGCTCCCCCCTCAGCCCCCTGCCTGGTACCCTCTATTTTGGGGACAACGCCGGCACATCAGACCCTGACTTCACAGGCCTCGGCTCCCGCTTCCTCCTTTATTATGAGGACAACTCATCATGACCTACACCGCCTCCGCCACACCCCCAAAAGCCAATAGCTTTACAAAAAAACAAATCATCATTACCTTTTATACACCACAAGCTGATGGGTCTTTTTCCAATGTCACCATTGGGCAAAACCACGCCATCCACGCCCTCATTAAACATGCAGGCGTTGCGCTAGGCTCAGAGGCCGAAATCACCATCAAAGGCCTTATCAGAAGAACACGCGACAATTTTTCCATCGTGCCTGATTACCCTATGGTGGACGACCTCAACCACGTTCTCCCCGGCCGCACCACCATCATGCTCTCTGTGAGCGATGATAACAACGCCCCCCTCACAACCCTCTTTATCGGGCAAATTAACGACGCCTACACGGATTATAACGACCCAGACACACCCTTTCAAATCCATGCCATGACAAACACAATCCCCGCTGGCATTCTCATCCCCGCAAAAGGCTATAAAGGCCCTTACCCCGCCCTCTCCATCCTGCAAGACATCTGCTACGCAGCTAAACTCCAACTCCTCAATTATGGCGGTTGGGATCATCACCAAACCCTTACCAACCATTACCGCTCTGGGACTGCGCTAGACCAAATAAAGGGGGTCGTAAACGCAACACATATCCACTATAATTTCAAACAATACACCCCCATTACGCAAGACGAGACTAACAACCTCCCCAACAGCTACAAGCAGCAAATCTCCCAAACAACAGCCCATCTAGGGGTAATCGAAATCTGGGGCGGCTCCTACACTGGCACCCCTCCAAATGGGCAAGAAAAATCAATACCCATCATCTCCGCCCAAAATGGTATGGTTGGCTATCCCAAATATAACGAGGCCGGAACAACCATCACAACACTCCTCCGCCCAGACATCGCCTTCTGGCAACCTCTTATATTAGAGAGCAAATACGCCCCTCAAAATTGGCTTCCTTCCCCGAACCAACCGAACAGCCTCACCAACCAAAGTCACCAGCTTATCAGCAAAGCCCCTTGGGATGGCCTATGGCTACCCATCGCCATCCAACATGAAGTTTCAACAGAAATGCAAGAAGGCAAATGGCACACAACCATAGATTGCATCCGCACCAATCTCGGCCAAAAACCATCTCATAAATAAGAGGTAACCTTAGCAACCAGATGCTTAACTCACCACGCTAGCTGTCCCACATCAGCGTCCACTTCCATATTTCTACTATCACAAACAGCCCACTGAGGGCCCATGCCATAATATGTTTCTACGTTAATCGCCCGTGCGTGATGAAGAACATCTCCCCACTCATACCCCATATTATCCAACAATCCCCCCATGATAATAGCACAGGGGCCATACCGCCCCTTTTGCGACAACACTAAATCCGCTGCATTCTCCGCCCATCCCCTCAAAACACCAGCCTTCACAAGCTTCTTAATCGTCCCTTTCCGGTCCTCCCGAAAAGCCTTCTGCAACCGCTCAATTGATGGCGCATAAGGGTATTCCGCTTTTGGGTCTTGATACATCCGCCCAATATCGCAAATGCCCTCCGCCGTCTCATAAGGTCGAAGATTCACTTGCCTAGCTTCATCATAACTAATCGGCATACCAGGTGCTCGGCGATACATATTATACACTGCCATAGCACAATCCCAGTATCTGCCTTTTTGAGAGGTCACCAATATAGCTGCACTCTCCGCAACATTCTTCTCCACACCGGCCTGCACCATCTCATCAATCATCCCCTGCCGGTCTTGCTGAAAACTTCGCGCCATAATCTGAACAGGATCATTCTCCGGATTATAAGCGGGCTTCGCAGGCGTCTTATCCAAAAAGGCCTTACTACAAATATGCACCTGCTCAATATCGTAAACAAACCGCCATGACCCAGAATTCGCTAAGCGAATACGCTCCTGCCTATCCTTATCCGGCGGCCCATCATCAGGGAACTCAGGATGCAACGCGTCATACCCGCTCAACAGCAAACTCACATGCTGCGCGCACATAGACTCAGGCTTATACTTCGCCCCCCACAAAGCCTGCCGCGCTAACGACGCACTCAAGCCCATCCGCTGCAACGCATATTGCTGCTGCGCCGCAACCATCTTCAACCCCTCCTCTATAGGCGGTATCCCATCAGCACAAACACCCAAACCCGGCATCAAAACAAACGCCGCAAAACTCAAAATACCCGCAACAATGCCCCGCATCACTACCCCCAATAATCACAAAGTCAAAGCCACCCTATCAACAAATAAACCATATTGTCACCTTAACATTCCTCAACCACGTTCTCCCCGGCCGCACCAGCATCATGCTCTCTGTGAGCGATGATAACAACGCCCCCCTCACAACACTCTTTATCGGGCAAATTAACGACGCCTACACGGATTATAACGACCCAGACACACCTTTCCAAATCCATGCCATGACAAACACAATCCCCGCTGGCATTCTCATCCCCGCAAAAGGTTATAAAGGCCCTTACCCCGCCCTCTCCATCCTGCAAGACATCTGCTACGCAGCAAAACTCCAACTCCTCAATTATGGCGGTTGGGATCATCACCAAACCCTTACCAACCAT